ATCAGGCTGCTTCGTTCCAAACAGAGTGGACATACTGGCAACTCCGAATCCTGCATCCCACTTGTTGTTTCCGGTGTGGTGTTCACGAAGTAAAATTCCTTTGGTAGCCAAGAATTGGCGGATGCCTTCATCCTGAGTCAAGAATGACTGGAAGGCATTTCGCTCTACAACCCACTCTGAAGGAGTGTAGACGTTGGACCAATCGATAATTAACTGTCTAATTTGAGCAGGTGTCGGACGTGTAATCTTGATAGCATCAACGATATATCTCTTATGAGTAACGCGATCAACAGCGTAACAGACAGCGGCAGTGTCACCGACCATTGCAGGATCGAGGCCACAGACAAAAGAAAAGCCATTGAGGTCACGAGGATGTCCAGGGGAGCCAGCAACCAGACGACCTGCCTTACGCATCCCATCGATGCTACCCTTGACGCAAATCGGGTCAAAGATGGCGTCATCTGAAATATCTTGCTGCTGATAGATAAGCGCCCAGGTGCTTGCATCCATCGCTTGGCGCTCAGCAAAGAGGTGTTTACCATTCCAACGCGGATATAAGTCTTCTTCGTTTTTATCATTTTCAGTCTGCCCGTCGAATGGTTGATCTGAATAAGGCCAGAGCGTAACCCACTTGTTATAGTCCTCGTGGGTCTCCAGCAGGGCTGGCATCGCTAAATAGGTCCAAGGGACTTGTCCACCAGGGTATCTATCGGGGTTACGCAATTCTTTGTATAAATCTACTGCAGCTACACGAGTACCGATGACGATGAGCTTGCCAGTAGGGTTGAGACGAGAACGAACATCTTGAGTGAGCCAGCGGATTTGCTTCTCAAACTCATTGGCGTTCTTTAAGGTAACAGCGTCATCGACAATAATCATATCAGCACGCTTACCGTAAATCTGACCGCCGATACCTACAGCTTCAATGTTGGGATCCTTCTCAGAGGATTCACGGAGTTCATCACCAAAGACTACGCGGGTGGCCTGCCAGGAGGCAGACTTAGAGTTAAAGCCTACACCGGCAGCATAGGCCGTCTGTAAGCCTTCATACATCGGATGGGTAAGTCTTTGCTTGATAGCGTAGAGAAAGTCTGCTGCAAGCTGCTGAGTCTGGGAGACTATCAGAACTCTGAAGTTCGGGTTCTGGGCTACCTTCCAGGTTACATAGTCAACGGTAATGGTGATGGACTTGGCGTGGTTGGGCGGGATGTTGATAAGGATGCGGTTATTAGCCAGACCCTTCTCATACTTCATCGAGGGATGGTGCCAGCTAGGGTCACGACCTTCGATGACATCTACCAAGTTCTGCTGGTGGTCAAAGGTGGATTGGTGAAGAAAGCGTTTTCTAAACTCTGCAAAGTCGATGTCGTGGACATCGGCGGAGGCGTAGGTCTTATCTTTTAACCCTAGCCTAGTTCTGTCTATCTTGTCAGCAAAGACCTTATCGGTCCTGCGGTAATACTCATAGGACTTGTAGGATCTACCAGCGGAGGATACTGCCTGTTCTACAGTTAAGCCATCTGCTACACCTTGCAGGATAACACGCTTGGCTATATCAGCGGAGGTATCAGCCATTTTAAGTTATCCAATCTGAAGGTAGAACTATCCCAACTAAATGTTAGGCGCCGCTAGCGCCTCGCACTTCGGGCTTAGCGCCCGAGCGAGCCACAGCGACGCGAGGGGTAGGACTGCTTGCTCTATCTCCCTAACGGGCGTAGCGCAAGCGCAGCCCTACCGTTACGGTCGCAAATGCCAATGCGGGTCGCATTTGCTCCCTACTGTATATTAGGCGGGAAAAAAAAGTCATTTCCCGCATAATGGGTAAAAAACTTTAGTTTTGTGACTAACGTCACTAGTAAATACGGACAAACCGAACAAAATGATCGACCCCCTCATTTAGTCGAGAAATTTTGTGAGGGTATACCTATACCCTCCCCCGTCGATTTAGCAACACGGGGTCGGGCTTTTTTTCTGGCGAAAGATTACCGCGAAAGACCGCAGACCCTAGACTAGGGAAAGGGTATAAAGGACTAGGTGCTACACCATCGGCACTATTCGCGCCCCCCTAGTGATTTAATTTTCTTTCCGCCTATTTAATAAACCGCTAACCGATAGACCTAACCGCCTACCAATTACGCGCCAGGCGATCCGCGCCATAAGTTACTAAGCCAGGCAACTAAGTAACATAGCCTGTGGATAACTCTGCCCTGCCTGTGGATAACTTCGTTATGAAACTGTTATCGTGTCTCTATTGTATAGGGTAGACAGACCTAGTGTTTTACGATAATTTTCTCCTATCGGTAGGAAATACCTATCGGAAAGGTTAGAAAATGACACTAGAACAAGCAAAGCAAATCGTAGGAAATCAACCCGATTGGGCGCTTAAGAATATGGTTAAAGCGTTGAAAATGCTGCCAATGATGAACACCGCACAAGATGAGCAGCGCCTAGCAGCAGCGCTCGTCGTGTTGAAATCAAGAAAAGCAGGGCGCTAATGGCTAGTTTTGCCGATAAACAAGAGACTATCGCAAGAATACAAGAGGGCTATCACTATTACGATTACACCTGTGAAAGATTCGCTAATGGATCGTGTGAGATTCTAGTTTATCCAATAGCTGGCGTAGTAAATAGATTCAAGACTATCCCTTGCGAGGGAGCGCCTATGCGCTACCGATTCGATTCACTAGGGAGAGCTATCTAATGCCTAAGAATACCGCGCAAGAGATAACTCTAATAGATCAAGAGGGACAAGAATGGGCGAGGGCTACGCTATCGCTCACCCGCCTAAACGCATTATTAAGAGAGTATAAAAAACAAGGAATACACCTAACACCTAGAGAGAGAGTGAGCGCATAATGCCTAAGCCTATGAGCGCGGTTAATCTAATTCAATGCCTATCGGGGGAACTGTATTGTGATCCTGCCCTGCTAGTGGAGACAATCAAGGAAGACGGCGAGACCCTCGCCCTAGTGCGTAGATACGGCAAGGGAGAAGAAGACTACGCAACAGTATTAGAGAGAGTGTCGCAACTAGTCTAGGTGCTTTACTATGGGGGAGAGTGTGCTATATGCTCTCCCTCGTAGTAGCTCACCTAACAAGAGGGAGCTAATTAGGAAAGGGAAGAAATGAGCAGAACAACAGTAGAACAGATGAAGCAAGAAATACGCACCGCCCTATCCAATGGGGAAGAAATTGAAGAAATCAAAGACCGCTCGGGCGAGTGGGTGGACGGCTATCTGCCGGTGTATTACAACCGCATTGTTGAAGAGTGGCAGGAAATGCCTAGCGAATACAACAACAGAGGGAGCGCTGAGTTAGGAATAGGACAGGAGATAGATATTTACAACCTTATGTCTCTTGATCTTTATCTTTATTACACCGACCAATTCTCCGAAGTGTTGGACGAGGTAGAGGAAGAACTCAAAGAGGAAGAAGAAAGCGAGGAGGTAAGCGCATAATGAGCGAAATCTGCCTAGTCTGCTCATCAGACAAAGACGATAATGAACTGATTATCTGCTCAGAATGTAACGAGCAGGATAACGGGAGCGCGTGCGGTGCTTGTGGCGAATGGAATAACGGCGAGCATAACTGCTCAGAGGAGGTAAGCGCATAATGAGCGAGATCTGCGTGAAGTATCAAGCGACAGACCAAGAGGGCAACGTGCTAGAAAATCACAGTACCTACTCACACAGTTTTGACAGCGTACAAGAGGCGGAGGCTTGGCTAGAGGAGGAGGGCGATATGTTCCTAACCGCTTGCAACATTGACTCAAAGATATTGGAGGGCGACCAGTTTGCCGATGAGTTGTTGATTGTTCGGGTCAATGGCTTTCCTGTAATGAAAGAGGAGGTGCTCGTCAATGTTTGACATCTATGTCGGAGGGTGGCAAGCCACCGCGCAGGTTTTAGCTATCGCCCTACTAATCGGGGCGGGACTGTGGGTAATGAGTAAAATCGAAATCAACGAGAGAGAGGGAGAGTAATGCCGTCCTGCGGAGTGTGTGGGTGGAACTTTTCAGATCGAACACTAGCAAAGCACGCCGAAACCCCGTGTGGGGAAGAAAGCGAGAAGGCGGGGAAGGTAACCTATCTTCCCGAAATAGATGACCTAATCAAAATGGAGGAGGAGTTCAATGGATAAGGCAACATTAAAAGAGTGGCTATTAGACAGACAAGAAAATGGAGATGACGGCACAGGATATAACGACTATAACGAGGAGGAAGCAAGTGAATAAAGAATACTACCAGGCGAAGGCGGATCTCTGCCGAGATTTAGCTATTAAGCAAATGACAGAGGGAGATAGCAAGGAAGCAGGGGCGAACCTTATCCGTATGGTCAATGCCCTCAATGAACTAAACCTAATCAACTACAAGGAGGAGAAAGATGAAGCTCGTTAATTTCTATGAGGTAACAGAGAAGGACGGAACCAACGCCGTATGGGGTGGAGTTAGTGCGCTTCAAGCGGTTGAGTGGTTCAGAAAGGAGTTAGATAGGAGAGTCTTTGTCTCTATATGGAACGAGGAAGATCCCGAGGAGCCTCGTTTGGTAACGGACAAGATAGAGGTATCCTCGCTGGTGCTGGCTACGATTTTAGATGAGAGGGATAAAGCGTGATAATTCTAGGCGTAATAACGATGACGATAATTGCTTACCTGCTCATAGTATGGGAGGATAATCTCAATGAACGACACAACTAGAAGGGTGGATACTGCTATCAAGCAGGCAGTTAGACAGCGCAATTATAGACGGGTAAGAGACCGCGCCTTGAGGCGATTATCTAATCTCTACCCCGACCAATACCGAGAACTTTTGGAGGAGGAGAGGGCTAAAGATGAAGCGCAGGACAAGGTTTGGCTTGATATTAGTGGCAGGACTCGTGCTGGTATGGGCGCACCAACCCGAACTCGCTCACGTCGAACTACCAAAAGACGTGGCTATAGTGGCAAAAAAGGCAAGTTGGGAAGAAAAAAATGAGAACAGAAGAATCGCCAAAGAATATGCGTGGGTTGCGTTTGGTTGGAAAGGCAGAGAGAGCAAGTGCCTTATCCAATTATGGACCCGTGAGAGCAGGTTTGACCACCACGCAAGTAATCAACAGGGAAGCAGCGCTTTTGGAATTGCTCAGCTCCTTAGAGAAAAGAGTCGAGATCCTAGAATCCAAATACTTAGAGGCCTTAGATACATTTCAGAGCGTTACACAACGCCTTGCCGTGCTCTCGCTTACCACAATAAACGAAATCACTACTGATGTATGACTATAGGGTAGAGAAATTACAAGCATCTATTGGTAAAGAGTTTGTAAAAAAATACCATTATTCTCACGGCATACATAATGGACCTATGTGTTATGGTTTATTTAATAAAGATGAACTCATAGGAGTTTGTGCTTTTGCAACTCCCTCTAGTGAAAATGTGTGCGCTAGTGTGTTTGGTGTTGAATATAAAAGGTCTGTGACTGAATTACATAGGTTAGTTTTATTAGATGAGGCACCAAAAAATAGCGAGTCTTGGTTCATAGTAAGGGCTTTGAAAAAATTGAAAGAAGATAGACCTTACTATGATGCCGTGCTGTCTTTTGCTGATGCCACAGAAGGACACAGGGGGGTTATTTATCAAGCGACCAACGCTATTTATAGTGGCACTTCAGGCAAGGCTACGTTTTTCCTCGACCAAACTGGGAGGCTTAGACATCCACGTCAAAATGGAATAAATATAACTAAAGAGGAGGCGGAAAGTAGGGGGTGGAAGCCAGTTAAAAGAGAGGGAAAGCATAGGTATCTCTACTTATTACCTAATGATAGGATACATAAGAAAGAGTTATTAAAAAGATTATTACTAAAGCCTTTGCCTTACCCTAAAGATGTGATATGATATAAACTTAAAGCCTCGCAGTTATACCCTTTCCTGCGGGGCTTTTTTATTTGTCTTTGTCGTTTGAGTAAAAGCCTGAGCCTCGGAAGGAGATAGAGGGCGAAGCCCAGACTCTACTCATTAGTTCACCGCAGTCAGCACAGGAGGGAGCGCTAGCTTCGGCGTGTATAGAACGCTCAACCAAGAGGGTAGTTGAGCATTGAGGACATTTATATTCATAGTTCATAGGGCAAAGGCGTAATCTAGGTGTAGGAAGCCAACGAGTTTCATAATCTTGCGAGTGTTAGTGAACTCTGTGGTCGCTGGCATACGACGCTCAGACCACGCAGGCTCAGGCACACGCGATAAATCAAAAGCATAGATACCTTGTGGTGTGGAGTTGATGTAGTACGGAGTCAGCTCGCCTGCTTGGTTGATAAGTCTGCGGTATTTCATCTCTTCAATGAGTAGATCGGGATAGTGTGTATGCCTACACTTGAGTTCAATGTATAAGCCTTTACCTAAGGTGGTGCAGTCAAAGGAATCGTAAGCCCCTTCGGATTTCTCTAGGTCGGGGAAGTGTTTGTCTTTGAGGTAGTCGAAGAGTTCTTGTTCTTTCACTGGTAAGGACTCTCCCCACCGAGTAGGTTCTGTAGTCTGCGAAGTGAGTGGCTACACCTGCGATCAGCAGTAGAGATAGCGCAGTTGAGATACTCAGACATTTCTTGAAGGGTGAGGTTCTCGTGGTATCTCTTGATAAGAATATCTTTATCAGTTATATCTAGCTTGAGGTAAGCCTTCTTGATGTCAATAAGCATAGCTAAAAGGTTGCCACCTTCGGCTGGAGCCGATTGCTTCTTAGGCTGTCCGTCGTTGATAAGGTTCTGAGCAGACTCTAATACTGTGTCGTTGATGATTGAGGCAATAACGTAGGGCAGAAGTTGAGCAAGGGTGAGAGTGTCATAGAAGGACTCATCTCCTGGTTTATATCCGGAACGAATAGCTTTCTCTTTGCGGCAGTATCTCTCACAATGGCGACGCATCTGCCAAGCGATACGCTTCTCATTGACCACACGTTCAACTGAGTTCTCAACAGAGAGCAGATTGTTGAAGTGTTCTATGCGTGAGTAGTACCAGGTATAACACTCCTGCTTGATGTCATCTCGTTCAACGAACTGTCTATACCTGCGGTATATGGAGTTCGATACGCTGGCTACAAGATCAGGGACGGCTGGGTGTAGGT